AGATCACTTTAAGTGTAAGATTAAAAAGGCTGATTGGGATAATAACTGGGGCGATCAAACAATGACAGTTGCAATTATTCAAGAGTTATCTAATGGATTCTGTGCTGTTGGAACTATGGTTGCTTATGGAAAATATCACATTGATAGAGGTCTTGAGGTTGAAGATGTTGATGTAACAATTGAAATATTTGACAAAAACGAACACCGAATCATTTTCCCAAATAAAGGGATTAGATTTAGATCAACCATTGAAAATGAACTAAAAAAATATCTTCAGCAATGAGAACAATTCTGCTACTATTCCTATCGTTTAACTTGTATTCTCAGCCTATAGATATGGATAAGAAACCATGCTACGTTATTGATAATTACACAGCGCAAAGCGATTGGTTCTTTTCTGCTAACTTTTACGGTTACTTTTACGGCAAAAAGAATGAAGGTACTTTATACATCAAGGTAAAATTAATTGATAAACCTTTAAAATCAGGGTATATCTACCTATTCTGCAATAAAGGGAACCAGGCAATAAAGATTGATTCACTAACTAAACGTGGTTTTTTTGTTGCTGCTATAAAAGATTGGGAACTTGAAAAGAAAAAAACTATTCAAAGCGGGGTAAATGCAATAGGAATAGTAACCGATAGGCGAGAATTACTCTACTTAAATAAGCGAATTAACAACAATATTCAGGAAATTATTAACTTTATTAAACCATTATAATCATGCCAAGTTTAAAACGAATTAAACCGCCAACAAAAGAGCGAGTTGCAGGAGAGATTTACAACTTCGAAAAATCGGAAGCCCACAAGGATGCTTTAAAACTAGCCAAAGAATGTTCAGATCGAACGACAAAAATTAGGCACTTAATCAAAGACCCTCACACCAACGAATATTATGAGCGAATCCAGATTATTCATCGACCGAGAAGGAATCAAGCAGCGTCTTAACGAGTTAGGATTTCGAAAGGTTTGCGAGAATAAGGAATCCTCATTTGTAACCACTATAAAAAACGAAAGCATTTTGGTGTACATGAATAACAAGCCGAGAGAGTTTATAATGGTTCACAAGACGTATAGATATACATTTAAAACGATTAACGAGCTAAACCAAATATATGAAAAGCTTTATTCAGATATTACTCAATGAGTGCGCTGGGCAAAAGATGTTCACTTTGCAGGATGTTGAACACGCAAACGATACATTTTTTAGACAAATGCTACAACCAGAAATTATAGATAAAAACTATAATAAAGATATGTTCTATATTAATAATCCGAACATAAAGCAGCATGGTCAGCTGGTTAAATCAGATTGTAACGGCAATATGGCAGGACTAACTAAAATTACCTATCAAAACGGTAAGCACGATTACATTCACATTAAATTTTTAACACCAGTAAAATAATGACAGCAACCTATATATTTTGGATTTGCATTGCGATTATAGCAGTAATGATTATTTATGATTTCTGCAACAAATGCAAAAAAACAACACCAACCAAAGAAGATAATGATCCTCAGAATGAAGAAATGCAATATCAATATTTTTTTAAGCATCCATCGGGGCGTACTTTCTCGAAAGGTATGAACGAAGAAGATGCTATTGAATTTGCAAAAAAGCATCCATACTGGTACGTTACTGTAAGCAATGGGGTAGATTTGATTAATTCGTACTGGGAAAGTCCTAAGGATTATTGGAACTTCTATGAATAGAAACGACACGAATCGGATTAATATACTGGGTAAATTAATTCAAGGCGCAACGAATGAGATCATATCTTTGTCAGAAAATGGCGACTCAACGAATACATACTATGCGATTAATCTTGAAAATCGAACAGTTTTTGATGAGGATACTGATTTTAAGAAGCTGGAGGAGCGTTGCCAGAAATCGAATCTAAGCAGTATTGCAATTTGCAATCTAAAATCAATGCTAAAAAAGTAGATTTAGTCTTTGCACATTCACAATAATTTGCTAAATTTGTAATATCGAAAAACAATAACAAACAGTATGAACTCATTAAAAATCCTAGTTAAGATTGTCAGTTGTGTGAACGCTGACGGCTCCGTCTTGTTTGTCGGTTGCTCGATAAATCTTAACTAGGTATTTTTTTTATGTCTTATCAAGACGATTTAAGAGATGGAAGGTGGCAAAAGAAGCGTTTGGAAATATTTAAGCGTGATAACTTTGAATGTCTAAATTGCCATGAACCGAACCAAATAAACGTTCATCATTTACACTACGAAAAAGGATTAAAACCTTGGGAATACGATAATGATTCGCTAGTTACACTTTGCGATAATTGCCACGAAATTTTACATATTGATCTAGCTAAGATTAGTGGTTTAATTGCTTTTAAAGCATTAATTGGAAAGATAGATTTGACAAGTTTAATTGATTAAAAATGGAAGGATGGATAAAATTACATAGGCTTCTATTAGATAGTCAAATATTCGCCTCAGAAAAAGGTTTAAAAATTTGGATATGGATATTGTTGAAGGCAAATCATAAGCAAAGATTTGTGCCAATAACAATAGGTAAAGGAGAAACAACTATTTTAGTTGAAAGAGGACAATTTATTTTTGGTAGATTTTCGGCTGAAGAAGATTTGAATATTGATGGCTCTACAATTTATAAGTGGATAAAAAAAATGGAAAGCATGGAAATGATTACTATAAATAGTAACAGCCATTACTCTATATTAACAGTCAATAAATACAATGATTACAACGATATAGAAGAAATAGAAGTAGCAGCCATTGAACAGCCAAGTAACAGCCAAGTAGCAGCCATTGAACAGCCAAGTAACACAAACAAGAATGATAAGAAGGATAAGAATGAAAAGAAGATATTTATAGCACCAACTTTAGAAGAAGTCAAAAATTATTTTAAAGAGAATAATTACAAAGAGGAAACAGCTATAAAGTTTTATCATTCCTATTCAGTTGCTAATTGGGTGGATAGCAAAGGGAATAAAGTTAAAAATTGGAAACAAAAAGCAATTAACGTATGGTTTACTGATGAAAATAAAATTTTGGTAAACCATAATCAAATTATAACCCCAGCAAGATGAATATAAAAATAGTTAGTCTTTCCACAAATAATACCTATGAAATTTTTGCTTCGAGAAGTGGTGAAAACTATATGCCTTGCCCGGAATGTTCAAAAAATCGCAAAAAGCAAAAAGCAAAGTGTTTTTCTTGGAATAATGAAAAACAGCAAGGAAAGTGTCATAATTGCGAAGCTTCATTCGTGCTTTGGCGACCAACCGAAAAAGAAAAAGAGTTTACTGCTCCTGTTTGGAAGAACAAAACGGATATTTCAGATAAAGTTGTAAAATGGTTTGAAGGCAGAATGATTAGCCAAAAGACGCTTATTGATATGAAAATATACTCTGATAATGAGTATATGCCACAAACAGGGAAAGAAGAAAGTGTTATTTGTTTTCCTTTTTTTAATGAAACAAAACTTATTAATATAAAATATCGTGATGGTGCTAAAAACTTTAAGCTTGTTTCTGGTGCAGAACTCATATTGTATAACATAAACGGGATAAAAAATTGCAAGACTGCTATAATTGTTGAGGGTGAAATAGATTGTTTATCGTATATTCAAGTTGGGTTAACCAATTGTGTAAGCGTTCCAAATGGTGCGGGTTCAAATACTGAGTATCTGGATAAATACTTTGAACTATTCCAAGAGAAAGAATCTATATATATAGCAACAGATAACGACTCGAAGGGAATTGATTTGCGAAATGAGTTAATTAGAAGATTAGGACAAGAGAAATGCTTAATTGTTAACTACAAAGATAAAAAGGATGCTAATGAATACCTTTGCACATATGGCGGGTTAGCCCTTCAGGATACCATAAAAAATGCTATTGAAATTCCAGTACAGGGAATTATTAAGCTATCCAACCAGTACGATGATATTTATAATCTTTTTACCAAAGGATTAGAAAAAGGAGCTATTTTAGGCATACCAGAGTTAGATGCAATTGTTAGCTGGGAGTTGGGTAGATTAGCTGTAATTACAGGTATTCCTTCGCATGGTAAATCAGAATGGCTTGATTTTGTGTTAACTAAATTAAACGTGATACATGGATGGAAAATAGGATACTTTAGTCCGGAGAACTATCCCATAAAATATCATTACTCAAAAATTTGCTCAAAGATAACTGGAAAAGAGTTTAAAGCGGGTTTTATTTCAAACACCGAATATGAAGATACATTCGAATACATCAAAGATAACTTCTTTTTCATTTACCCTGAGGATGATATGAGTTTTAACTCAATTATAGAAAAAGCAAAATATTTAGTTAAACGAAACGGAATAAAAGTATTAGTCATTGATCCATACAATAAAATTGAACATTTAAAAGATAAAGGAGAAAACGAAACAGAATATATAAGCAGATTTTTAGATAAACTGGTTACATTTGCTAGAACTTTTAACGTTTTAGTTTGTCTAGTAGCACATCCAAGAAAGATGCCAAAAGAGCAAGGTGGAAAATATGAAGTTCCTAATCTATATGATATTAATGGAAGCGCCAACTTTTATAATAAATGCGATTATGGAATTTCAATTTATAGAATGATGAACGAAAACGAGGTGCATATCCATATTCTAAAGGTTAAATTTAAGCATTTAGGTGATGGGGGAACAATACAAATGAAATATAATTATCGAAATGGAAGGTATGAAAGATTCGAAAGTGATGTAAATCAATGGGATTACTCAAACTATTTACTTAAAAATGAAATAGATATGAATAATAATCAAGCATTTCAAGAAATTATAGATAAAAGCGATATTCCATTTTAACCTTATAGTCATTAAAGAAAAATCAAAGCGATGAAAGTTTACCGAAAAGATAAGAACAAGGTGCTGAAAAAAGAAACCAAGAAGTACCAAACAAAAGAATTAACGGTTTATAAAAAATCAGTAAAGCAACCGGGCAAACCAAAGTATAAAACAAATGCTTAAGCACGTTAAAATATACTTAAACTATTTTAGTTACGGAGA